TGAACCATCATTAAATTCTTTTTTAAGAGTTGACCATAATTTAATCTCTCTCATTCTATCACGAGCCACTAATTGCATGTTAGCAACTGAATATGTTTTTTCATCTATATCAATTTGAAGTAATTCTTTTTTTAAAGGATCTTCTTCTGTTAATAATTTTTCTTGTAATCTTTTTATTTTAACTTCATTACGTCTAGCATCAAATGAAAGTGTCATTAAATTTTCTAAAAATACATTTTGTTCTCTAACACATTGCCAATACTTTGAAGCTTTAGTTGGGTACTTAGCGTCTTGAAGAACAGACATTCTCATTTCTGTTTCAGTTCTGAACACTTGTTTTTTAGTCCAAGTATCTCTAAGCTCATTTGTTAGTTCTTTAAATTCTTGTACGTCATTGGGGTCAAGCAAATTATTTAAGCTAGGAGCTTCTTTCTCTATTAGAGCATGTATATTTCTTTTCTCAGTCATTGTGTATTCCTTTCATTGAATAATTTTAATATAACTACTTAAAGTTATAAGTCAAGTTAACTTGAAGTTATGTTTGCAGTACCACTAGGTGCTGTAAATTCTTCTGTTGCAGTTGTTGGACCACCTGTTGAAGCTAAAGCTGAAGATGTAGTTCCAGCGGGAGATCCTCCACCCATTGATCTACCTGTTGCCATATTAGCTTCTGTTGACCAGTTAGTTCCGTCGTATTTTGCAGTGGTTTTTTGTGGGCTTCCTGGATTTCCACCATAATTTAAAGCTGCTGTTTGAGTACCTGAAGCCATTGCTGATCCTGCTCCATAAGGTCTAGCATTAACAGTACTCCAAGACGAACCATTGTATTCTTCTGTGGCATTTGATTGAGAACCATTTTGACCTCCACCAGCTAAAGCTGCTGAAGTAGTTCCAGAACCAGCACGACCATATAATGCAGTGTTTAAAGTAGGTGCATTTGACCAAGAACTTCCATTATATTGTTCTACTTTATTTGTAGCACCTGGATTTCTAACATAACCACCTATTGCTAAAGCTGCTGTTTGAATACCTGTTCCACCTGTCATTATCTCTCTACCTGTATTAAGTGATCCACCATTTGTCCAATTTGTACCGTCATATTCTGCTGACGTGCTTACATTATAATAACCACCCATAGCTATAGCTGCTGTTTGTGTTCCTGTTCCACCAAGATTAGATGCTGAATATGGCATATTATTTACTTCACTCCAAGATGATCCATTATATTCTTCAACATTTGCTGTAGGTGAAGAAGGTTGTCCACCCATAATTACATTCGCTGTTTGAGTTCCTGCTCCTGCTGTTGTTCTACCAGTACCTACAGATCCGCCAGTAGCCCATGTTCCAGTTCCTAGAATAGCTGCCACACGTACTTTACCTAAAGAACTATTGTACCACACCTGACCATCTTCTGGATTTGAAGGATCTGCAGATAGGTATTTAATTTTTAATCCGGCAATTACGTTGTAGTCGCTCATTATAAATTCCTAAGGTAATGTTATATTTCCTGGTCTAGTTGACGGTGCTTTTTCGTCATCAGGTAAAGCATCCCAAGCAGTTTGTTCTGCATTTATTTTTGCATCAACAATAGCTTGTGCTTCTGCTTTTGATTTTGTAATACCATTTTTGCTAGCTAACCATAGAGCACCTTTTTCATTATTACCAACAACCCATACATTCCCTGGGTATCCTGAAAGATGAAAATCTAATCTATCTTGATGAGTAAAAAATCCTTTACCTGTGTTTGTAGCTGTTCCATATATAAATAGTGACATAATTTTTATTCCTTTGTTATTATACTTTTAATTTTATTCATTATCAACTTGTTGTTACTGTTTTTACAGCAGCTGTTCCGGTAAATTGTTCTGTTGCCCGATAACCAGCTGGATTTGGGTTTCCTCCAGCATAAAGTTGAGCAGTTGATGGTGCACTTGGTAAACCAAATTTTGTTCCTCTAGCTACAGCTAAATTACTCTCTGATGCCCAAGAACTTCCATTCCAAGAGTTTGTAGTAACAAGATAACTGCCATTATATCCTCCATAAGCTAAAGCCTCTGAATTACTTGTTCCACCTCCACCTAAAATTCCGCTAGTTGTTGGCATAGAAGTTACATTTGTCCAGTTAGTTCCATCATATGATTCTGCTACGGCTGTATATGTAGGTCCATAACCACCAAAAGCTAATGCAGAAGTTTGAGTACCTCCACCTGCCGCTGATCTCCTAGCTGTGCTTGCAGAATTTACGCTTGTCCAACTAGAGCCATTATATTCTTCTGTTGCTGTTGTAAAAGCAGGATCAATTGCACCTAATGCAGCTAAAGCTGATGTTTGTGTTCCAGCTCCTATACAATCTCTACGTGTAGTATTTAAAGTTCCAGCAGATGTCCAGTTAGTTCCATCGTATTTTAATGTGGTATTTACATTAGGGCCACCTGGAGTTTGACCACCAAAAAATAATCCTTGAGTTTGAGTACCACAAGTTCCTGCACTATCTATTCCACTAGGAAGAGATGTTACATTTGTCCAACTAGAACCATTATATTCTTCAACAGCTGAAGTACCTGAATATCCTCCAGCACTTACAGCAGCAGATTGAGTTCCGAAACCTGCGTTACCTACTCTTCCAGTGTTTAAATTTCCACCAGACGACCATGCAAAATTAAAGCCTACTGTTTTAAAAGTATTACTACTTGTATTATACCAAATCTCACCTGTACCTAAAGCTGCAGGAGGATCACTTGATACTGATCTTACATATTTTCCAAATATTTCTTTATAAGTAGTCATAATTTTAAGACGTTGTAATTGTTACCGTAGCTGAATTATTTCTAGCTCTTAATTTTTGTGTAACTGAATTATACCAAATTTGTCCCGTGATAGGATTAGCTGGATCACCTGCGTAAGACCTAATGGCCATTCCTCTTATAGTTCTAAATATACTCATTTAACTCCTTAATTATTTTTTAGAAGCCAACCTTGAGTTCCATCTGTGTAGGCTAACGTAAAGCCGGCTCTTTCTGTTGCTACTGTTAAATCTGCTGCTGAACCTTGTATGGGTTGACTATTACGGCCAACAGTTAAATTATTTGAATCAAATGTTCCTGCATAATCAACAATAGTTACTTCATCACCAATTGATGGTGAACTTGGAAGTGTTACTGTAAAAGCTCCACTTGTTGTATTTGCAAAAATACCTTGACCAGCTACTGCTGTGTAATTGCCTGTCTTAACTGCTTGCCAATCTGTTCCACCTGCTGCTGCGTCTGCAAAAGTAGGAGGGGCTCCAGAACCTGCTGAAGTTAAAATCTGTCCTGAATTTCCTGTTGCTACTGCAACTACTGCACCATTAGCATCATAAGAAATTATGTTACCATCTGTACCATTAGCTAATTTAGCAAGAGGTACTGTTGCATTAATTAATTGTGAACCGTTAATTGTTTTATTTGTAAGTGTAGCAGTTGAAGCTGCTGATACTAATCTAGAATCACCCCCAGTACTAGGAAGCGTTAAAACATTATCGGCACTTTCTGAATGTGGTGCAGCTTTTATTTTTTGGCCGTGTGAATTAGATTCGCAGTTTAATTGAATAGTACCTTGATTTGTATTACCTTTAACAGTTAAGTGACCCGTACCGTTAGGAGCTATGTTTACATCTCCATTTGATACAGATAAAATATTTGCAATTATGGGGTCTGTTAAAGTTTTATTTGTTAAAGTCTGTGTTCCTGTAAGTGTAACACCATCTGCTGCAGCTAAAGGTATTTCAATAACTCCAGTGTTTGTTGCAACACCATCAAGATATACAGCTTTATATCCTTTATCGGTTGCTGAAAAAGTAACCGTTGCTCCAGAACCAGATATAGCTTTTAACTGTACTGTGTAAGCACCCGATGTGCTGTTTTTAATAAAATAAAAAGTTTCTGCAAGAAGAGGAAATGTTACAACTTTGTTTCCTGTAATTGCTTGTGGTGATACTGCACCAAGAATAATAACTCTGTTCTGAGCGGCACCTGTTAAAGCTCCATCTGCTACTAACATATTAGTAGTGTTAGCTCCTGCACCTGCTGTGTTTAAAGTTTGAATTTTAAAACCACCAAGCAATTGTTCTGCAAGGTTTAAATTAGCGTTAGTTTTTGTTCCCCAAGTACCAGCGTTTTCGCCGGTTGCCATTAGCTCTACACCAAGGTTTGTATAAGTGGATGCCATAATTTTGTTCTCCTAATTAGATGTTTAATTTATATTACTTATATTCATAAAGTCAACGGTTTTTAAGCATGAGTTACAGTTGTGTAACCAGCACTTTGTGTTGCTGTAATATGTCTATATCCTAGAGTTCCTACGTTGCCAACACTAGTTACTGCTTCTACCCCTATTAATCCCATTACATCGTTAGGTGAAATTGCACCTACAGATGATGTTGTTGATAATCCTGTTAATGAAACCCCTATTCCTGCAAGTACAGATCCTACAGAAGAAGTTGCTGATACTCCGGTTAAAATCTGTCCAATGTCGCTTGTCAAAGACCCTACTGTAGAAGTTGCCGAAACGCCTGTTAATTCTATTACATCAGCAGGTGATATTGAACCTACTGCAGATGTTGCTGAAACTCCAGATAGTGTAAATGGTAAAGGATTTGAAGTTACCTCTAATGAACCTACAGCAGAAGTTGCACCAGTTCCTGCCGGTGTTAAAGTGGCTCCTGCAAAAATAATTAAACCCCCTAAAGTAACAGTTGTAGATTGACCTGTTAGTCCTACCTCTTCATCTGATATAGGTGCAATAGATCCTTCAGAAGAAGTCATTGCAAGTCCTGTTAAATTTACTGTTTGAAGCAACGCAGGTGAAATTGCACCAAAAGATGATGTAGCCGATACTCCTGTTACTAGTAATGAAATATCAGATCTTGCAGTTGGTGAACCTACTGCAGAAGTTGCCGATACTCCTATTAACCCAACTGTTTCTTGAATTGGTGAAATTGATCCAACAGATGATGTAGTTGATACCCCTGTTACTGGTACCAATAAACCGGAAGCACCCCAGTTTTCTATGCCCCAAGAATCAGATCCCCAACCTACACTTTCTACAATTTCAGTTGTAAGTGAACCAATAGCCGATGTATTTGAAAGTCCAGTAAGAGTTGTAGTGATTTCACCTTGTTCACCCCAATTGTTTAACCCCCAAGTAAACATACTCCAAGTATTTGCAGTTGGAGTATTTGCAGTCCAACCCATTCCAGAGTGATTAGTACAATAATAATATAAAGTTGGAGCAGAGGCAGCTACAGTAATTTGTGTGTACGCTCCTGCCTGTCCAGGTGTCCCATTTGTGGTTACACCAGTAGTATACTCTGAGCCTCCAGAGTGAGTTCCGTTTGCGGTTGTAGAAAATCTTAATGGGTGATTACTATTAGAGCTATCTGATTGATCAAATTTATATGTTCCAGATTCAGCAATATATAAAGTTACATCTGCAGTCGCAGTTGAACCGTTAATTGCATACTTATTAGAAGAACCAAAGTTGTGGTACGGATGATTAGATGGGTTACCACCAACTACCGTTACTGTAAAGGTTCTAATTACCGACATAAGGAGTAACTCCTTATGCTATTCTAAGTATAGCGTTAGATGCGTCTGCTGCTGGAAATTCTATTGTAAAAGTTCCACTTGTTACAGTTTTATCTCCACCAAATGCAATTGCACAAACTGATGGATCATTGGCAGCTGTATCATTAAAAATCAAACAACCGTTAGCTGTAAATGAAGCTGATGTAAAAGAAATGTTAGCAAAATCACAACAAGCTGTGTCACCAGATAAAGCAGGTGTTACATTTGTTAACGCCGCTCCTTTAGTAGTATAACCATTACCATTAGCTACTTCGTTAGATGTAGTATACGCAGTTGTTGATTTATTTAATGTTGCTGAACTTGTGTATAATGCCAGTCTAAAAGTATTTCCACCTTGTGTAAAATTGTGTATTGCTCTTAAAGCTTCTGTTTTAAAAGTATTACAAACTGCTGAT